GTCCAAGGTGATTCCCTTCTCCGCAGGTATCGGAACGGAGTAGACGCGCCAGTACCAGTTTGACGCGTCATTGAACGAGAAGACGAACTCCGTGTCCCACACCTCCGCGAACGCCTCCCAAGTATCGTTCGTTGTGGGCCTGTTCTCCACCTTGAAGTAGACGTTGGCCTCGCTCGTTGTCCACGCGAAGTCCCCGCCGGACTCCGTCAGATCGTCGCGCACTTTGGTGAGTCCGGGTCCCCAAGAGACGTGCTTGGAACCTCCGTACAGGACCGCCACGCACAGGAACAGGCCAAAAACGGCCCTAGAAACGCGCGGAAGCGAACCCCACCAATGTGCCGCACGGCGCAACGCGGACGCAATGTGCGGAAGAAACGGCGCGGATACGCCCAATCCTACGGCAAGCACCGCGACGATATACAGAAACGCCCTCATTGCACTGGCCCCATGTTGAGTCCGCCGACGATCCTGCACCCGTCCTCGTCCGTCCCGGTCCAACCGCCGGACAGACCGCCGACAAGGTCAAGTTCCGCCCCGTCACCCGTCTGCGCGGTGATCTCCGTGAACACCCGGATGAACGCGGAGTTCTGCGCCGTGTACGTCACCGTCATTTGGTAGACGTAGTTGAACTCAACCCCGTTCACCACGTACGCGCCTCCCGGCACCACCGTCGGTTCGGAGCAGGTGACCTCCTGCCAGTCTATGCTATCCCCGGACAGGGAGTACTTCAACTGCCCGACCGGGTTCAACCAGCCGATGTCCTCCGTGAACCCGAACACCAACGTGTCAACCGCCATGTTGCCGCTCATCGTGTGGTTGTAGGAACGGATCGTGCAAATGCAGTTCGTGGACACGTTGTTCGCGTCTCCAAGTGAATACACGAAATCGTCCTCAAGCACCACAACCTGTTGTTGCGCGATCTGCGCCACCAACGTCTCCACAACGTTTGACGCGTTCGCGTACGCCGTCTCCTGCGCGGTGACCGCCGCCTCGTTCGCGACAACCTGCGCCTCAATCCTCGCCGCGTCAACCGCAGTCGCAAGGACGTTGGAAGGGGAGATGTGGTTGTCCGCGTCCACCGTGACGAGACGCGGTTGCGCCACGGGCGCGCCTGCGCACAGAAGGGCGGAAACCGCCGCGATGATTGAAAATACGTGTTTCATCGTGCCTCCGCCGCCTCCGTCGCGTTCGTGTACGCGTCAAAGTAGAACGCGCCGCCCTCGCCCGTCCACTCAACGCGCAACCTGTAGACGAGGTTTGTGTTGTCCGCCGCGAACAGGGACTTGGTTTCGTTCACGATGTCAACGCAGTCATCGCGCGTCATGAACTCTGAAACGTCACTCGTCAGCGCAACGCGGCCAACGAGGTTGGTGTACCACTTTACCGTCTTTGTTGCCGAAAAGTCTATAATTGCTTCAGATTCCCACACAAGGTATGTTGAGTCTGCGTTTCCCTTTGCAATCCCCGAAACAGCAGTTCCGACATACGGAACCCAATACTGACCGTCTCCAAGACCGGATGCCTCTAAATGGATTTCGTAATATGATTGTTCCGGGTAGGTTATTTCCCAATCTTCCGCCGTTGTAACCTCCCACACGCAACCAGTTGCGTCCATGTAGTGGGACGGCGTGCCGATGTAGGTTGCGCGTTGCACCGCGCCAGTTTCAGCGAACCGGGCAACGGTTGACTCCGCCGCGTTCGTTGCCGCCTCCGCCAAGTCACCAGCAGTTTTCCCGTTCACCGCGTCCGCGTTCGTTGCGCGGTTGACCGTCCCTGTTGCCGCGAAACGCTCAATCGCGTAGTTCGCGTAGTTCGTTGCAGGTGAAAGGTCTATCGTGTCCCGTACCCGGTTCAAGTCATCCGTTGTCGCAAGCCCGTCAAACGTCACGTTGGTGACAATCTGTTGATCGTTGTAGACAACCTGCTTCTGCGCCGTGAACACCTGCGCCCCGTGGAGGTTCAAGCACAGGAGCGCGCACAGGAGCGCGCCGCCCGCCGTCAGTATCTCGCGTATCTTCGCCACTATGTCCGCGTCCGTGTACCGCTCCGGCAGATCGTCAATGCCGAACAGAATGCCGCGCGCGGAGATCGCGATCGCGCCGCCCGTGTAGACCTCGTTCGGATCGTCCGTGACCTTGATCTTCACGGACTGGTTCTGTATCGTGAGGCGCGACCCTGCGCCGTCCGTCAACCACACCTCAACCGGGAACGCGCCCAAGGACATGGACGCGGTTTCCGCCGCAGTGAACACCACCTGCACCGTGCCTCCGGCAGTCGCGCCAGTGAAGGTCTTGACCGCGCCTTGGTACTTGACGTGGAGTGTCTTCCCCGTGTAGTCAAAACCTTCGGCAAGGGCGAACGTCAACGCCTGTGAAGTGTCTCCTTTGAGTATCGTCTGCATAGTTCCTCCAAGGATTGCCCGTCATTACTACGGGTCCAACGTGAGTGTGCCAAGTTTGGTTGTGCCCTCCCACACTTCAACCGTGCCCGATGTCGCGTTCTTGCGCAGGTACACCATTGGAACCTTGTCGGATTCTCCAAGGTTCTCTCCTTCCGTCCAATCGTCTGACGCGTAGAACGCGACCTTTGCCTTTTGCGGGCAGTACGTCACCTCGTTGCGGAACCACGGCTCCTGCTCGACGGCGCACGAAGTGAGGCCGATCAAATCAACGTATGTGATCGCGTTCGTCACGCCTCCCGGCGAGAACCCGCGAAGGTGGAGGTTCGTTCCGTCATACCAAATCGGCGCAAGGTTGTTCGTCAGCGACTTGTCCCCGGTGATGTAGAACTCCCCGAACGTCTGTTGGTTTGACGATCCGTCCCACCTCGGCGGGTTCGCCACGAAATGTCCGTTGATCCACGTCGCGTCAACCACGTCACCCATTGACAGGTTCGCAAGGGCGTGTTGACCGATCGCGACGCAGTTTGACACGGAGGAGGACTGGTACAACGCCCTGTACCCAAGCGCAACGGAGTCCTTCACGTTGTAGGAGTACGCGCCCGCCGCCGCGCCCATGTAGCAGGACCGCAGGATGTCCTGCGACTCGCCGCCCGCGCCCGCGCCCATGTACGTGACGCGGTTGCCGTTCGCGTTGTCCCCGGCAAGGTACCCAAGCCACGTGTTGTAGTTGCCGAACACGTCAGCAAGCGCGACGAACGCGGCAGACGCAACGGCGATGAATGCAAGTTTCCTCATGTCCTCCACTCCTTAGATGTCATCCAACGATCCCGGCCCTGCGGTGCTTCCCGCATTGCCGCCTCCGCCCGCGCTTTCCTCTCCGCACGGGTTCCCGCAGGTGGTGCAGACTCCCGATCCGTTCAGACAGGAGGAACACGAACAGTCCGTGCAACTGCACCCGCAAGGGTCAAGTGTAGGAGGATACTCCGGCATTCCGCACCCGGACGCGTGGCCCTCCTCGCGCATTCCCTCCAACGCCTCGCCGCACCGCGAACACTCGTAGATGACTTGGTACTGCGTGATCGTGTTGCCGCAGGACTGGCAGACGTAGGTCTGTTGCACCGCCTCGGAGTCATACACCCATACGTGCGCCCGGTGCCGCAAGCCGCAGAAACACTCGCAACTGTCATCCGCGAACCTGTGGTCCGTCTTCTTCCCGCACTTGCAGGTGCAGGAGTCCGCCGGGAACTGGTGCGCGCTTGACGGTGCCTCCGTAATCGGGTCCATGAACGCGTAGTTTGTCCGCCCGTCACCGCAATATCGGCAAATCTGCGTGCAGTCCGCCCTCTGCACAGACTGGTTGTGGTATGCGCCGCACGCGCACAGGCAGTACGGCGATCCGTGTCCGTTGTGGAATGACTGGTCTTGGTACGCGCTTCCGGCGAACTCCCCGCACTGGCAACCGCAACCGTCGCTCTTTGGCGAATGGTTCCCCCTGTACGTGGGGTTGCTTGCCTCTCCGCACGGCCCGTGGCACACGCCCGGGCACTTTCCGTCCTGCCGCTGAATGCGCGTATGCTTGTGCGAACTGTGGTGCGCGGTGTTGTAGCAGTAACAACGGCATTCCCCGTCCGGGAATATGTGACCAAGCATTTGTTCGTCGCAGTAGCACCAACATGAGTTGCTTGCGCGCCTGTGGTGCCCGTCCTTTGAACTGTGCGTGCAGTAGCACCCGCAGTAGTTCGGGTTTTGGTTGTGGAAGGTTGCCGGGCAGGATGACTCCGCGCCCGTATACTCGCGGCACTTGCAACCGCAGTATCCGATAGTGTCCGTCCGCGTGTGGTCTTCCGGCCCTGCGGGCACCGTGCCGATCTCATGGTCACGCCCGGCGGTGAGGTGTTCGTCTCCGGCGGTTGAATATGCGCATATCCGCGTGCAACCGCTCTTCGGGTGCTTGAAGTGGTGACTTCCTCCGTTCCCGTCCGCGCCGTAGCACTTGCAGGTGCCCGGTTTCTGTATGTGGAACTTGTCCGCCGTTGCCGTGGAGTCAAGTTTTCCGCACTTGCAACCGCACCGTTGCGCGGATGAGGGTTTTGGATCGTGGTCATCCTCCTGCGCAAGCGCGCCGTTGCGCAACCGCTCCTTGCAGTAGACGCACACGCCGTTGCACTGCTTGTCTTGGTTCGCCAAGTACGTTGACTCGCGGAACTTGTGCAGGGTCCCGCACTCGCACATACAGTTGGCAACCCCGTTTGCGTCCACGTCTGACGAGTCCCAAGTGTGCAACGCCTCGCTCGTTGACTGGTGGTTCTCCGGCGAAAAGTACCCGCAGTAGCACTCGCAGTCCTTGGACGGGTTCGCCTTGTGCAACGTCTCGTCTGACGGCTCCCGGTCATCCTCCGTCAACTGGCAGACCGAACACACCCGGCAACCCGCCGTTGACCCGTTGTAGTACTTGTGGAGTTTCCCGCAGTTGCAACGGCACGCGGGCACGCCCGTCCCGTTGTGGAACTTCGGGTCAACCGTTGACGCGGCGGTGACCGCTCCGCACGCGCACCCGCACGCGTTGTTCTTCGCAGTGTGGTCACCCGGCGCCGCGAGACAGTCCGCCGCGATTTCTGACGAACTGTTCCTCGCCTTGCAGACCGCGCAGATACCCGAACACGCGCCGCCGCCCGTGAACTTGTGCTTCAACGTGCAGTCGCACAGGCACGCGCCCGTCTGCCAGTTGTGCCACAGGTCATCGTCCCCGGCAGTCGCGGCGTACTTCGTACACCAACAGGCGCACGTCCCGTCCTTGTGGTTGTGCATTCCGGCAAGGTCCTGCGCGGACGAGTTGTTGTCATACTCGCCGCACTTGCACCCGCAGTGCGTCGCGCCCGTGTCCGGCGTGTGGTCTGCGGGCGTGGCGGGCGTGACCGCGTCAATCTTCTCCGCCACCGTCCCAAGGTTCGCCAAGTGCGGCACGCCGCTTTCCTCGTACTGGCAAATCTTCGTGCAGTCGCTCCTCGCGCACGGGAAGTGGAACTTGCCTCCGTTGCCGTCCGATCCGTAACACCTGCAACTGTTCGCCATCTGTATGTGGAAACGCGGGTTGTCCGTACCGTCCGCCGTGTACTTCCCGCATTTGCACCCGCAACGGTGCGCGCTTGCCGCGTTCGGCGTGTGATCGTCCTCCGTGGCCTCCGTCGGCGTGTGGGACCGCTTGCGGTGCTTGCAGGTGCCGCACACGTCCTCGCAGTCGCTTGACGTGTAGTCATGCCAGTGACCGCACTTGCACATACACGTCTCGCCGCTCGTCTCGCTTGCGACGTGGAACTCCTCGTTGTTCGCCGGGTTGTTCGCGCCGAAGTACCCGCACTTGCAACCGCACTGCCCGTCCGTCCGCGCCGTGTGCTTGTTCGGGTCAGACTTCACGCCGTCAAGCGCGTTCCCGCACACCGCGCACACGCCCGGACAGGATGTCAGCACGGGATAGTGTTCCCATGTGCAGAAACAACGGCAGGTCAGCGGGTTCTTTGTGTGACTCGTTCTCCATCCGCAAAGACACTTGCATGAGTTTGACTCCTGCTTGTGTGACAGCCATTTCCGGCACCAGTTGCAATATACGCACCCGTCCTCCAACGTCCCTTTCACAACGTTGATGTCTTGGTGCCTTGGATTGTCATACGGACACGTGTACTGATCAATCCACTTTTTCGCGTATGCGTCAACCTTTGTTTTTATGTCAAGGTACTTTTCAACAACTTGGTCCTTCCACGCAGGCGTTGACTCAATCGTGTTCAACGTTATTTCGCCGGACTTTGTGCCGTCTTGGGAAACCCATTCAACAATGTAGTTCCCGCGCCTGTTCTTCCGCAGTTGTGACGTGTCAATCCAATTCTCAATATCAAGGAACTTCGCGGGGTCCGGCGGTTTCAACTCATCCGGCACGTCATCCGCTGACACTTCAACTCCTGCGTATATGCAGACGCATTCGTTGTCCGGGAACTCGCAGACGTGTTCGCCGGGTTCCTCCGGCAACTGGTATTCAAAAACGAACTCAACTTGGGAAAGGTCAAAGTAAAAGTGGTTCCCGACGTTGTCAACCCATTCGCCTTGTGTGATGACAATGCTTTTGTATTCCGTGCCGAACGCGGCAACGGAAAGCATGATGAACAATATGGTTCTCTTTATCATCGGGTCACTCGCCTTTCAGCCTTGAGGCCATAACGTCACCTATTGTCGCAAGACCGATCCTCGCGGACCACGCCGCATTCGTCTTCGCATACAACGTACCCGCGCCAAGGGTGTTTCTGTAATCGTATTCCGTGCCGTCAACGCCGGACGCACGGTATGACTGGTATACGTTTCCCGCCGTGTTCGTTGCCGTGTACGGCCAAATTGACTTTAACGCGGCGTTGCAGTTCGTGTAGCACGTCCCGTTCCACGCGTAGTACATTCGGTTCGTCACAACGCCGGGGATCGTGCTGTATGACAGGCGCAACGCCCTGTTCGTGCAGACCGCGTACGTCAGAGAAAGTGACACGCAGTTCGTCAGTTCGCTTGACGTGAACGGTGCCGTGTACGTGAACGTCCCGTTCTCGTTCGTCACAACCGTTGCCGTGTAGACGTACCCGCGCCCGGTCTGCGTTGCCATCGCGTTGGAAATCTGCGTCTGCACCCAAGGACGGGTTGCAATGGGTGTCTGCGCCGCGAACGCCAACACGAACGCAAGCGCGATCAATGCAAGTGCGGTTTTCTTCATTTCGTGATCCCTTCGTTGTCCAGTACGGGGAAAGGCACCCCGCTTTCGTCAAAGTCAACTGTGAGGCGGTAGTACTTGCCGTCAAGTCCGCGAACGTAGCATTCCTCCGGGATAACGGGCGTTTGCGCCGGGTCAGTGTTGATGACCGACTGACTGACCCACAACGTGCCGCTTCCAAGGTACGCGGAGTCACCCTGCGGTGTCTTCGCCGTGACGTGGAAGTGGTTCTTGCCGACCGCAGGGAAGAACGCGCCGTTGGCGTAGCAGTACCACCTCCCTCCCGACTTCGGGTTGCACACCACCGCGTTGGTGTTCACGTCCCCGTTCGCGCCGAAGTGGACCTCCACGTTTTCGTAGTTGTCCTGTACCCCGACAACCATCGCCTCAAAGGCGGAAGCGCGCCCGACCGAAACGTCCTTGAGCGCGTGTTGCGTGTCTTCTCCAAGCAGTATCGTTACCATAGACTGGCCTCCGTCTATGGCCCGCAAATCCCTATGCGTGGGTGACGATCTGCGCCACCGATCCCTCGGTGCCGATCGCGTAAATCCTCCCGTCAGACGCGATCGTGAACGTGCGGAAGAAGACCGCGCCGTCCGCCCCGTCATCCGTTGACCTGCAAAGCAGTTGTATCGTCGCGCCCTGCGACCCGAAGGTGTGCGTGTCGGTGAGTTGCGACGTGCCGTTGTTCCCGTTGTACCCGGACGTGAACTGCTTTGGGTTCGTCGGTGACTGCGGACTGCCCGTGCCGATCTCGTCTATCAGCGACCGCACCTGCTCCGCCAACCAGTCAACGTTGACGGATATGCGCTTGTCCTTGAACTGGACGGAGTACCCGTCAAGGTACGCCCAAACAATGTCACGTATGCGCACCCGGTCATTCGCGGAGAACTCGCGCCCGTCCATCTTCCGCACCACCGCGTCCGTCACCGCGTCCACGTTCACGTCAAGTTGAAGGGACCCGTTGTCGCCGGGGTCAAGTTCGTTTTTTATCTTTATCGTCCCGGAAGGGGAGATGATACCCGTGATCCAACGCACCACGGAGTTGGCCCACGCGACCGGGAAGAACACTACCCGCTTCTTTTTCCCGAAAAGGCGTATCATGCAGACACCCAGTTGTTCGTGTTGTTAGACGCGTTCGCCCATCCGTGCGTTGTGGCGGTGACGGTCACGGACCACCCGTGTTCCGCGTCAACGTAGTGCGCGGACGCGTGCTTCTCCGTCCCGCTTGCCACCTGCAAGGTGTACGTGCCGTTGCTGACAACGCACTTGACCTTGGAGTAGGACAGGGAGTTCGTGGTGTTGCTTGACACGATCGCGTTGGCGTGCGCTTGCGTGTCAATGTAAGCGATCTCCGTCACCTCCGTGACGTTCGTGGAGTAGAGGGTGTTCCCGTTGTAGGAGAAGACGTACCCCATTGACTTGTCATAGGACACTTTCCGCGAAACGCCGGAAGAGGACAACGAAACCGCGCGCCCGTCTGAATCAATCTTGGACGTGCCCCAAGTGTTCGGGATCGTGGAGGTTGAGTACGTGTGGACCTTCTGCACCGCGACCCACTGCCCCGTTTCGTCAACGCGTGAGGCGGATATTTCCGTCTTCGTGTTGGTCAACGCGGTGAAGGTGTAGACCACGCCGTCCCCAAGGGAGTTGGTGTAGTACGTGGTCTGCACGGTGATGTCCGTGACACCCACGCGACTCTTCGCGTTCGCCTCCGTCAGTCCGCGTATCTCCGTTGTCTCAACGGTTTCGTACTGCCGAATGGGCGTGACCCCGTTCTTGGCGAACAGGATTGATGACGAACTCTCCTTGGACGTGACAACCGTCGCGCCTGTTGTGCCCCAACTCATTATTCTGCGCTCCCTTCTTCAAACGCCTCCTGTATGGCCTCCAACGCCTCCGCCGCGCGCTCCGTGGCCTCTGCGGTCTGCCGGGCGTACTGCTCCGCCGCGATCCGCTCCTCGCGCGCAAGGCCCACGCGGCGCACGATCTCCTGCTCGTCTGACAGGTTCGCCGTCCGCCACCCGGTGCGGCGTTGCAGTGAGGCCCATTCCTTCTCAAACTTCTTCTCCGCCTCCGCGTTTGCGCGCTCCTCCTCCAACTGCGCTTTCCAACTGTCGCGGTCCCTGTACCAGCCCCAAGCCTGTGCCTCCGCCTGTTGGGCCTTCGCCAAGCGGTTCTGCGCGTCCGCCTGTTCCGTCACCGCGTCCTTGTACTCGCGCTCAAAGTCCTTGATCGTCTCGCGCCACAGGCGATCGCGCTCCTTTGCGATCGCGCGCTCCGTCTCAACCCGGACCCGCTCCTCGTACTTCTCGCACGCCTCAAGGTACTTCTCGTACTCCTTCTGTTGCTTCTCCAACTCCTTCTGCGCCGCCTTGGCCTCCTCGTCCGCCGCTTCCTTCGCGCGCTTCTCGTCCAACTTCCTCTGCGCGGTTTCCAACGCAACGATCTTCTTCTCCTGCTCCTTCTTCTCCAGTTCCGCTTCTTCCCTCGCGAACTGCTCCGCGCGCCGCCTCCGCATCTCCGCGCGCTCGTCAATCTTGTCCCGCTCGTCCTTGTCTGAAAGGTCAATCGCCTCCTTCATGAACGAACCAAGCCACCCGGTCCGCGCCGCCATTCCCGTGTAGAAACCCTTCGTCATCTCGTCGGCGGTTGCCTTGGTCGCCTCAATGCTCGCCTTTTTCAGCGCGTCACCGAACCCGCTACCTCCCGAAAGTTGACTGCCGAACGTGCCAATGAACGCGCCCGTGCCGGAGAACTGCCCCTTGAAGTTGTGCCAAACGTCAGACAGGCCGGAGTACTTCCAAAACCCTCCAATGGCCTCCGCCGCCGCCTTGAACGCCTCAACCACGTCCATGAGAACGTCCCGCACGTCCATTCCCCATTCCGCCAACGTGCCGTCCTTGCGGAAGTCCCGCATGGTCTTGAGGAACCCGCCCATGCCGTTTTTAGCCGCGCCGACGAACGCCATGCCGAACTCCCGCACGCAGTTGTCCCACTCGGACGAAATCGCGCCCATGAGGCCCGTCCCGGTTTCCTCCGTCTCCTTCATGGCCCCGTTGTACTTCCGCAGGGACTCTTCAACGTACCCCCACATTTCGGCAACGGACGCGCCCGCCTTTTGCATTTCGTCCAGTTTCGCCGCCACCTCCGGGGTCATGACTCCCATGTTGCGCAGGGCCATCGTTGCGCGCGTGACTGGTTGCCCGTCCCGGATGACCGCGAAGCACCGCCCGATTTCGTGCGCCAACTGGTCTATGTTGTTCCCCGTCGCCGCCGCCGCGTCACCGATCATGACAAGCGACTCCTTCATCCCAAGCACGCCGTCCGTCATGACCATCAACGCCCGGCTTGCCTTGGCGAACTCCTCAAGGGAGAAGGGCGGAGTGTTGCCCAAATCCTGCAACATTCTCATGTGGGCCTCCGCCTCCGCCATGTTGCCGATTAGGGTCTTGAACTGGTGCGTCATCGTCTCAAACGCGAACGCCTTTTGGACCACCGTCCACGCCCGGCGCGCCACGTTGGCGAACATTTCAATGCCGGACTTGATGTTCGTCAAGTTGGCACCGACGGACTTGGCGAAGTCCTTCACGCGCGTCAACGCGGAGGAAACCGCGCCCGCAGTCGCGTCCTTCGCCGCGATGATGTACTCAAGTACCCTGCTTCCCGCCATCTTCAAACCTCCGTACAATCAGCGACTTGACGCGCGCCAAGTTCTCAAGCGCGTCATTGAACTGCCTGTCCATCTCGTCAAGCACGCCGCCCTTGGCGAACGCGTGCGAGATCGCGTGCATTTTTGAAAACGTCTCAACCATAAGGACAAGCGAACGTCCCCACAACCAGTGACGCACGGGAATGCCGCTTTCCGCCTCAAGGATCGCCGCGTACCTCGCGAAGTCATTGACCTGCTCATCGTTGACGGGCGCGCGTTCTCCCTTCGGCGCGTCATGGTAGTGGACCCCGTAGCACCTGTTCACCGCGACCGTCAACTCGCTCCTGTGGCACGCAAAGCGCAGGAGGCACTTTAGGACGGCCCTGCGCGCGCTTCCCTTGTCCGTGAGTGAATGGAACGCATCCGGGTTGCGCGCGTTGTGGAGGGCGTAGACCTGCGCCCAACGGTACATTATGGTGCCTTTCTTCCACCACGTCTCCGCGTAGTCCGTCAACCAAATCTGCGCACCTGCGGTCACGGGCCAAAGGTACACGCCCTTGCAGACCTGCACGGGTTGTTCGCACAGTTCCGCGTTGATGTCCCGGTACGGGTTGTCCACGCGGGAACAGGCGTAGACCAACGCCTCAAGTTCAACGGCGGTGAGTTTGTCCGCCGTGATACCCTTGTCGCGAAGGTCATCCAAACAAGCCTGTAGACGTAACGCCATGTTTTCCTCTCAAAAATAGGGCCGCGCCATCGGGGACACACATACCCGGACGCGGCCCAACGGTCCCAATGAGTAAAGACCGCAAATCGCTTACTAACTGGACGGAGGTTGGTTCTCCGCGTCGGAGTCCGTGCCAATCGGGAAGTGAATCTGATACGTCACGGAACCGCCACCAACGGACGTGTTGGAATCGTTCTGCGCGTCGGAGTCCTCCGTCCAACCGTAGTTGTCATCGTCCATCGTCACGGTGGGTTTCCCGGTGATACCCGTGAATGTCACCGTGATCGTCGCGTCACGCATCCCGCTGAAATTCGCCGCGTCATACACGCCCGTGCCGTCCGTCTCCTCCGCGTGTTGGCAGGAACAGGCGATCGTGATCTGCTTGCAGTTCTCAACCTCCTCGTAAATGTCAGCGATCGCGGAGGGAATGCCGATCGTGCGCGCCGGGAGGGCGAACGGGAACGTGAACGTGCCGCCGCCGACCGCGCTGTCCTTGTTCACGGACAGTTTCGGGAACTCCTTCTCGTCATACGTGAGTGTCCAGTCCGTGATACCCGAACCCAACGCGGGAAGTGTGAGGTTCCCGGTGTACGCACCTCCCAAGGTGAACTCCGCGCTTTCGGTGTTCCTCGTCCCGAAATACTGGTGCTTGTGTTCGTTGCCCTTCGCCGTCAACGCGACCGCGCGTTGCTTTGAAGTTGCCGTGTTGACGGACTGTAGCATCCATCCGCTTACCGTGATCGTGCTTGTAGGGTTGAACATGGTTTACTGTCTCCTTGAAGATTGCCGTTTAATCAAACCTCGCCGCGAACACCACGTCAAACCGCACCGGGCAGGTGTAGCAGTGTATCGGCTTGCCGTCCTTGACGGGTTGGATGTCCGCGAAGACGATCTGCCCGACCGTCTGCACCTCCGGCGCAATGCGGAACACGATCACGTTTGACCTCTCGCGCAGGTCCTCGTCCATCCGTATGTCCGCGTTCACGGGAAGGTTGAGCAGGAGGCGCATGACCGCGCGCTGAAGTTCGTCATGGTCCCGGCGGTACAGGTCAAGCACGGCCCGGAAGTGGTATGACTTACTGTCGCACAGTGCCAAGTCCCCGGTCTGCATATACCCCATGTCAAAGACCGCGCAATCGGGATCGCCGGGGTTGTGGAAGCGGTAGACCCTGCCTCCGACGATCTTCGCCAACGCGTCCTTGCACGCCTTTTCGGCATTCGTCAACGCCTCTTCTCCGTTGCATTCCGTCATCTCCATGACCTCCCAAGGTGGTGTTCAAGTCTGCCGACGATCGCGCGGGTACACCAATCCGCGTTGTCCTGTATCGCGCGCAGGATGAACTTTCCGCCGACCCTGCCGCTCCTGTTCTTCGCGATTGACCCCGGCCCAAGGTTGTGCCACGTCACGCCCTGCTCGTCATGTATCTTCGCCGCGTAGTTGTAGCCTTTCGCGGAGACGCAGTACGCGTTCGCGGCAACGAACACCGCCGCGTGCTTATCGTCCCACTCCGCCTCAATGGACTTCTCAAGCGATCCGGGTTCGTGGTAACGGCGCGTCCGCTTCTTCCGCTTGAGGGACGTGGAACGGTTCGCCACCGTAGGTGAACGCGGCGCATACTCCACCGCAACGTCCTTGCAGTGGTTGGCGCACTGGAACAGGCCCTCGCGCGCCGTCCTCGGCGCGACGTTGGTCAGTTCGCGCAGGGCGCGCTCAAGGTCCGCGTATCCGTTGATGACTTCTGCCATTCCAAGAATGGCCTAGAAATCAACCGTAATCAATCCTTGTAATCCGGGTTTACGTACGGTTTGTCGGTGCGAACGTCCCACCAAACGGGTTCGTTCACGATCCCGTTTTCGTTCGTATCGTCCTTCGGCGCACGTAATTGAACGTACGGGAAGTCCTCCGGCTTGACGTAAAATTCGTTTATCATGTGCCCTTTGGTTCCTTGAGCATTGTGCAGTATACGAAATCCTCCACGCGCCTGTCAAGTGTTCCGCGTACATAATCGTGCGCCGTCAGATAGTTGAATATCTCCGCAATGGCCTCGGTTTGCTTGGTACCCGCGTATTCTGACACGTTTTGCTTGAAATACCGAAGACCTCCAACCTGTCTGCAAACGCGCTTGAACTCGCGTTGCACCTCCCGCGTGGTGAGGATGTGCCCGAACTCATGCCGGAACGTGTCGCAGTTCGCCCGTTTGTCCGGGTGCTTCCGCGTCCAAATGTAGTTGTTCTGAATGCCGTTCTTGATGTGGTCAATCTCGCTCTGCGTGAACTCATGCCAAGCAATGTGCATTGTGGACACACGCCACCCTTGGTGATCAAGTGTGGCGCACGCGTTCGCGCGACTTGACCGTCCACGGAAGCACAGTTCCTCAAGTTTGATGTCCGCATTCGGGAAGCGCGCCTTGAGGTCACGCAGACACACAACCGCCATCTGCGCGGTCTTCAACCTCACCTGCGGGTCAGACACGTCCGGCATTCTGTAGAACGCCCGTTGCCTGTCATGCCCGGTCATGCCGAACTCGGTTGCAAGCACTCCGTTGACAAGTTCCTCCGCGTCAGTCCCGCCAACCTTCGCCATTTCAGCGTCAAGCCACGCCTCTGAACCGACTGGAACTGCGCTAGACGCAGATTTCCCGCCCTTGGACGCGTCCGCGCCGCCTCCGGCATTCAACACCTTGCCGACCTCAAGTAGATGTTCTAGGGTTGAATTTCGCGCGATGTGGAACACGCCTCCGCGCGATCCGTGGTTCCACTTCTCCTCCGCGCCCGCCTCGCGCTCCTTCTTCGTGGGCTTGAACGGTTCAAAACGCGGAGGGTTGCCGCCCGGACACAGGGCCGTCACCTGCTTGTCCGTCATGCCGTCAACCAACTGCCGCGCGTCCTCCCGCAGGAGTCCCGTGCGGATGTTGTCCGTGAGGTTGTCCCGGTCAACCGCGACGCGCGCCTGTTCCTCCGTCATGCCCTTGGTGCGGACGTACCTGTCCTTGTCCATCTCGTACTTCCGCTCGTCCGCCGCGTCCGGGTCATCCGCCTCCTCTTCCTTGACCGGGTGCGCTTTCTGCAACTCAATCTCCGCCTTGTCCGCGTACTCGTCCACCACCTGCAACGTGTGGACGCAGTTCGGGTGGAAACACCCGGCGTTCCGCGCGTCCTCGTACGTCGGCAAACCCTTAGTCGCGCCCGTCAGCGACACGATCACGCCCTCCCACGCCGCGCAAATGCAGGTGGAGTCAGATCCGTTTGACGAAATCTTCATGAGGTCAGACCCCGTCTCGCGCGCAACCGCGTCCACAAGGCAGTCATTGTACACCCGCATGGCGTTCGTCCGCACGTTCATGGACAGGTACGCGCGCGTGTCCCACGTCCGCCCGGACGCGTCAACGAACTGCGGGTTCTCGTCCTGCGCGATCTGCCGCCACTTTCCAAGCAGTTCGCCCGTCATCCCCTTGAGCGATCCGCCCTCAACCGCCTGTTCGCGCATGGTGTCAACCGTGGCCTGTCGCAGGGCGTTGATCATCCGCCGCGACATTCTGTCCGTGAACACCGCCGCAAGGTTCTCACCCTGCGCGGGCGTGACCAGTTCCGTGATCGCCTCGGCGCGCCTCGCGGAATACTTGATCTCAACGCCCGTCATGTCTGACGCGGTCTTCGTCGCGGCCCTCGCCGCCTCCTGCACCGCGTCAACGGTCAACTGGTCAATCATCCTGGACAGGCGCGCGAACCTCCTGCGCACCATGTTGTACACCTGTTCGCGGTCCTCCGCGCTCCCGGTCACGTTCAGACCCATCGCCATGTCCATCAACTGACCGCGCACCTCCCGGTAGGTGCGTTGTAGCAGAACGGACGCGCGTGTTGCCACCGCGTCCGCCTTTTTGGTCAACTTTGACAACGGGTTTACAGGCATGGCCTCACCCCATCACGGTTTCAACGCGCCCCGTGGCACCAAGCCACGCCAACGCCTCTTCGCTCCACTTGCCCTTGCCAGTCTTCAAGGTGTACCCGTGCGACTGCTTCTCGTCGGGTTCAATGGACGGGATGTCCGTCCCGGTCCCTTCGGGTTGAACGTCGCGGAGAAGGGCGTACAGGGCCTGTTCGTACACGGCGTATTCGTCGCGGGTCTGCTGACCGAACACGTACGATCCCTCGTCCTCGTTCATGGGCCGACCAAGCGCGCGCGAGAAGTCCCGCTTGGCCTGTAGGATCGCCGCCTCGCGTTGGTCAACGGTGAACTCCTCCCACGCCTTGCGCATGGTGCGCCCGGCGAAGTACGCGTCGGCCCCGTCAACGTTGATCATTACGCCACCCGCTCTTTCCGCTTCTTCCTCCGCTGACCCTGCGCAGGTACGGCAGGGCAGTCCTCCGCCGCGACCTGCGCAGGGTCCGGCGGGACCTCGGCACACTCATTGGCGATCTGCGCCGCCTCCTGTGCCAACGCCGCCGCCTCCTGCGCGCGTTTCATGTGGAATTTCTGCTCTTCGCGCGCCAACGCGGCACGCATGAGAAGGATTGACGCGGGACTGCTCATGGATCACTCCTTGCCGAACGTGAGATAGATGACCTTCAAGAGAATCTTGTCCGCCGCACTCGCCCGGACGCGCAACTGGTCCCCGGCGAACAACGGCGTGCTTGCTTGGTAGCAGTTCGTCAACGCCATCTTGCCGCTTGAAATCGTCCCGCTTGAAAGGTACGTGTTGGTTGTGAACAGGTTGTTGACCCGCTCAACGCCGAACAGGGTGATTGTGCCACCTGCGGCGGACGGCGTGAAGTTCGTGACAACGTTCGGCACCGTGTTGGTGGTGACGGAGTAGTGCGACCCGGTCACCGCGTCAACCGTGTTCGTGGTCACGCGAACGGTTGCGTTCGTGAACTGCGCGAGAAGGGTGAACCCCGCCGGGCGGTACGCGCCGACCAACGTCGCGTCATTGCGCGTGAACCTATTCGTGAGGGTGACGAGCGATCCGCCGACATAGTTCGTGTACACGTACCCGTACGTGTTGTAGTCCGTCCTGTCAATGACCGTGTAGTTGGTGGTCACGCCGACCGTGACCGCACTCGCGGAACCACGGGTTGCGGACAGGACCTGCACTTGGTAGGGCGCGACCGTGCGACCTGCGGCAAGGTCCACCACGCCGTCAAAGACGTTCGTGCCTCCGTCAAGGTAGACGATCTTCCGCTCAATGCCGCGCGCAACGTACTCGCCCGTGGCGAACGCCGCGCCGCACGCAACCGCAAGCGCGACCAAGAATGCCTTTTTCATCGTTTGTTCCCGTGGTTCAAGATTGAGGTTTGTGCGCGCGGTGCCGGGAATGGTAGAGGATAAACCCGACACCGCGCGCGTGGACGCAAAGCGCGCGTTAGGCGCACTTCACAACCAGTTTCACGCAACGGACCGCCTTCTGCGGGTACACGCGGAACCAGTTGCCCGCCGCCGCGAGTTCGGCGTTGGTGGGCGAAACGCCCGACGCCGTGCCGTTCCACTTCCAACCGCGCAGGTGGACGATCTTGCCCGTGCGCGAGACAATGCCGTCATTTCCCTTGAGGGCCTCGCGGTACGTCTCAAACGGGGTCTTCGTGGGAACGTCATTGAACGCGACCGCGCCCTTGCCGAAGAGGTACACCGTGGCAACGCCCGTGGTGGGATTGTACGGGCAGTTGTCATCCGTCACGATCGCGCGCCCGTTGTAGGTGGCGAGTTGCGACGGGTCCTCACTGGCCTTGTACGATCCGTTGGAGTTGATCGTGGACAGGAACGTGTTGACCGCACTGTGCATGGCAACCGCGTTGAGTTCCACGCCACGGTCACCAAGCAACTGCGCCGCAAGCATGATGTCCTTGGTGGTCATCGTGTTCGCGGACAGGTCAAGCACCGCGTCTCCGCCGTTGCCGTACGGTGCCGTGTCGGCGTTGTACGAGACGGCGTTGGACGCGAACACGCCCGTGAGGACGTTCATGAGGGCCTTTTGGTGTTGCTTGTTCCAGTAGTCCGCCAACTGGTCAGCGATCGCGCGCATGGGGTCCGCCCCGGCGAGTTCCGCCGAAAGGTCAGTCGCGGCGAACGCCTTGCCACGGCGCAGGACCACGGCAACGTCCTTCCCGGCGGTGATCTTCTCCGGCGTGAGGTTCGTGTCCTCCGCAAGCACCTCCGCGTCCGAAGACGAGTCAAGGCTGTTGAAGAACGGCAGGTCAACGGTCTTGCCGCCGAAACCCGCCTCTTGGCACTTCTTCGCGATCGCGGAGTCCTGCACCGCGATCCCGGACTTGATGAGGGTAGAACGCTCAATCATCGCGCGCTGAAAGTACGCGACAAAGGCTTGGTTCTGAATAAGGTCTGCGATCTGAGTCATTTTCTTGGTCTTTCGTTGGATCAACCTTCCGCCGCCGCCGCCGCTTCAAGCGATTTCGCAACTTCAGGTTGCGTGGCTTGGAGTTCCAGTTGCTTCGTGAGGTTGAAGGTTTTCTGACTGAAAGGGTTCGGCCCGGTGTATCCACCGCCCGGCGTTCCCTTTATTCCGGCACCGCCGACCGTGTTCGCGGCAATCAACCCGGCGTTCGCCGCCTTGAACCCGTCAAACGCGGTCTTCACCGCGTCCGCGTCATCCAAGTCAACCTCCGCCATGAGGTGGTCCACCAACAGGTCAATGGTCTTGGAATCAACGCCCTTTGCAGGATTGACACCCGCCTCCCTCGCAAGCGCACGGATACGCGCCGTCCTCTCAAGCGCGCTTGCCTTGTCTTCCGCCGCCTTTCGGGCCGCTTCCAACTTCTCAAGCCTCGCCGTGAGTTTGGCAAGTTCCGACTTCCCCTTGTCGGGGTCATTGGCCTCCTTGAACGCGTCAAAGTCACCCTGCACCTTCGCAAGCGCGTCCTTCGCCGCTTTCGCCTCCGCCTCCGCTTTCTTCCGGGCCGCAGACGCGGCGGAGTCAAGGACCGTTTGCAGGTTGAACTCACCCGCGAACCGCTTCTCCTCGTCCGTCAACGCCTCGCCTTTCGCGATCTTGGCTAGTATGTCTTTCAACTCCATAGTTCGTTTTTTCCTTTTCGCGCCGGAGAAGGGTGCGGCGTGTCCACCCGTGCGCCAACGTTCGCCCGTCCGGGCCGGGTGTCGGCGGAACCCGCAATCATGGCCCTTTATTCACCGTCCGCGTCTTCGTCTTCGTCCTCGTCATCGTCATCCGGCATATTGGCGAACGGGTCCGGCACCGCCTCCTGCACCGCGAAGTCCGTGTCCTTGATCTCGTCCAACGCCTCGTTGAACTCATCGTCCGTGACGATCCCGCCCGCGAGTTCCTTCAACAGGCGAACGCCGACCACCGCCACGATCCGCTTCACCTTCGGCGTGAGGTTCGGCAGGTTCGCAGTCTGCGTCAGCGCGCTTCCCAACGCGACAACGTCCACCACGTCAAAGTCCTTCGGGTACGCGGGTTCCCAATCGCGGAAGGACGGGTCAAACACCTTCGTGAGCAGGACGAGCCGTCTTTCCGCGTCCTGCAACATGATCGCCCGGTTGCCCAACGTGGAGTTCGTGTCCAGTTGGTCAAACTGCTTGGACTCCGCAGTCTGCACCTGCCGCGTCTCCTTGTTGAACAGGGCCAACCCCGCCATGTCAAAGAGCAGGTCCCGCTTGCGCTTGCCCTCCTCCGTCAGCATTTTGAGATCGCCGCCCGGCGCGATGTACCGGGATATGCCCTTGTCCTCGGATGACTCAAGTATCGGTATCCTGCGCCCAAGTGTCAGTTCGCGGATGAGTTCCACCACGCGCCGCCCGTTGATCTCCTTCTCCGTGAGGCGCATTTCCAACGAGTTCGCAAGGGAGGACGGGCAAACCAACTGCGGGTAGACCGTCTCCGTCAACGTCTCGTTGTGCATGGAGTCAAGGTTCAGAATCTGCGCCTGTATGTTCTCCACGTCATCAAACCACCACGCCTTTTCAGACGGCTTGCCGACAAGGACGAACGGCACCCTGTCAAGTCCCGGCAACTGGACGTTCACGCGCAGTTCAAGGCCCGGCACCATCCTGTCGCACGCCTCCGTGACGAACACGTTGCCGTCCACCCGGTTGTACAGGGTGTAGATACGGCAGTCCACCGGGTCCGCGTTCGGGTCATCGTTGATGTACACACGCGAACAGGTGATCAACCACTTGATCTCGCCGTCATCCCCGACGCACCAGTCCGGCACGTCAACCGCGTCCCACAGTATCCACCGAACGGGTGCCTTGTCCGCCAACGTCTCGTACTCGCCCTCCGCCAAGGGCGCGCGGTCCACCTGCAACCAACACCAACGCCCGTACGTGACTGACAGGTTGACGCGCTGAAAGAAATCGTGAACGCCCTCGCCCGTCCCGGTGCAGTTGGACAGGAACGCCTCGTCCGCGCCCTTGCGCACCGCCTCCGTCTTGAAGATGTACTGGTTGATCTTCTGCGCCACGCGGCCCGCGTCATTCACAAGGGAAGTCCTCTGCTTGCGACCGACGATCCCGCGATCCGCGTCTCCCTCCCACGATACGTCAGTCTCGTTCGGCGCACGCCACAGGCGCGCGTCAATGTAGGGCCTCCCGCCGTTGACCGCGAGTTCGTTGAGGCGCATTTGCGCCTCGCGCAACGCCATGATCCAGTGCTTCCGCGTCTTGATGTCTGCCATTGTCCAGTTCTCCAAGGATTGCCGTCAAATCAGCAGACGCGACCCGCCCGTCAGTATTTCCTCCTCGCGGGAGTACCGCGCCGCGTCAATCGTGTGGTTGTCGCGGTCCGGGTACTCGTTGCGGTTCGTGCCGTCCCTCATCTTGTCATACAGGTACTGCGTGAACTCCCGGTACGCGTTCGGGCACTCCACCGTGTCAATCTCAATCGCCTGTAGGTCCCTCATCCACTTTATGCCGCGTTCAACCGACCCGGCGGGCTTGTACGCCTGTCTAATGCCGACCACGCCCATGTCCCGCATTTCGTTGATGACGGACTTCCCGCCGCCGCCCGGATCGCCGTTGATCGCGACGCGCAACAGTCCGCGCCGCGCGATCTCCTCGTACACCTCGCGGTTGCGCGCGTCAACCTTGTACCACTCCCCGAAAATCTGCAAGGTGCCTCCGATGTCCACCCCGTCAACGAACCGTGGCACGTAGTTCGTCTCCAAAAGCACCGTTGGATCGCCCTGCCCGAAGTCCATGCCGCGCCGCTTCCGGCGCATTGCCGCGACCTGCTCATTGGTGAACCGCACGCCCTTGACGTTGCGGAATATCTCGTTGCCCGTCCCCGTGACCTCGCCAAGATATTCGTGGCGGTAGCGCATTTCGCTATCGGCCCGGATCGCCTCCATCTTGTGGAAGAAGAACGGCCCCAACCACTCCGCCGGAATGTCCTTGTACGTGGTGTGCAGGACGAACCTGTGCGGGTTCGCCTTGCCAACCTCCACGTTGACCCAATTCGCGGGTGACTCCGGCGGGTTGTACGTGTAGATGACGTGGAAGTGTTCGCCTCCGCGCCCGATTGACTGCAAAACCGTGTCTATCTCGTCCTGCCCGTTGAACTGGTCCGCCTCCTCAAACCACGCGCCCTGTATGTACCCTCGCGTAGCGGTCACGCCCTTGGACTTGCCCGGATCGTCAAGGCCCCGGAAGAAGACCTTCTGCCCGGTGCCACGGACGGAGATTTCGTACGGCGATGTCTTGAACTTGAACGCGTCAGACCAGTTCAACCGCTCAATCACCTTCACGATCTCCGCGTAGACCGTGGCCTCAATCTCAACTTGGTGCTTCTTGTAGCACGCCCAATTAGCCAAGGGATCGCGCATTAGAAGGGTCACCGCGCGGTTCGCGGCAACGGTTGACTTCGCCGTGCCGCGCCCGCCCTTGAACCAGTACTCGTCATGCCCGAACTGGCGCATATCGCGCCACGCGGCGTGGTAGACTGGCGGGATGAACTGTGAGGCGAGTGCCATTACACGTCATCAACGAGTTTCGGCAGTTCCTTGACCGTCAACGTGGTTTCCATCTCGCCCATGAGTTCGGCAAGGACCTTGTACGCCTTACTGTCCCCGGCTTGCGCCGCCTTGTACATTGCCACAGTCGCGGCAACGCCCTCCGTGAACCCGGTGTCCTTGCCGTGCTTGTCAAGCAACGGCATATTGCGGATCGCCTCCGCCGCCGCGCGCAGGGTGCGTATCCGCGCCCACTTGCGCCTGTTCGCCTCGCCGGACTTCTTCGCCGCCGCGATCGTCTCGGGATCGCCTTTCTTGAAGTTCGGGTGCGCCGTCTTCGGGCGTATGCCCTTCATCTTTCCCCTGTTCTTGCGTCCTGCCATGTCGGCACCGCCTTTCTGCTTGTCTGTTAAAGGTCAAACTCCAACTGCGTGAAGGGCTTTTGATCGGGCTTGCGTCCGCGCCCGGAACCTATCATGCCGTTCTTCAACGCCTCCCAAACCGGGTCAGACTTTATCAACCGCTTCCACCGGGAGTTGATCGTCTGCGGTTTTCTCTTCCGCTCCTTCGCGATCTCGTCCAAGGTCTTCCCGGATAGCATGGCGCAGACCAACCCGGCGTTGTCCCAAGTGAGGTCAGCGAACTTGTAAAGTATGCGCAGGAGGTTGTTGCGCTCCTCGCCTTGCAGGTCCGTCTTGATCTTGGGCGGTTCAACCTTCTCGCCCGGCTTGGCGTACAACGGGTCAACGCCACCCTTGGTCAGCACCGTGTCCGGGTTCTCCGCCGCGTCAAGGGACACATGGGAACGCCCGCCGTTGGACAACCCGCAGGAGGGTTGACCGATGTTGCACGCAAGGCATATCTTCCGCAGACGGGCGATCGCCTTGGCGTGCGCGCATTTGTAACAGTTCGCCATTAGGTGCCACCCTCAAGGATCGCCGTGGAATCATACGTTTTCCGGGACCACTCACTGCCCGTCCAGTGCGCCCAAACGAACGTCCAAAACGGAAACGCCGCCGCCGCTTCGTGGAATGCCGTGTACGCGCGTCCCTGCGATCCAAGGCGGTAACTGCCCTTGACTTCGTGGAACGTGATCCTGCCGTTGTCCACCGTCATGAAATCGGGCCTGTACCGTCCGCCTCCGGGCAGGTACAGGATGACTGGTTGGAACCTGCCGTTGCCGCCAAGGCATTCCCGGTTGTACCGCTTCTCCGTCTCCGTCTGCTTGCCCGTCCAACCGTTGGCAGGTACAGGGCAGGACGAGACGGCAGGATAGTCAAGCACGGGACCGCGCGCGGGTGGGTTCGGGTTGGGCGGTTCCGCCGCGCCCGGCGCGGGTTTGCCGGGTGCGCGTGCGGGCGTGTGACCCGGTCTGTGACCCGGTTTGTGATCCGGCTTGTGACCCGGTCCGCGTTCCGTGGGTGCGGTTGCGTGAGGCGTGAACCGTGCGCGGTACGCCTCAAGTTGTTCGGGTGTCCAGTGTAGAACGTTGCTCATTTGTCCGCGTGTCCTCCTGTGTGTCTCTCTCGCGCGCACACGTACGCGTACGCGTGTACGCGAAGTATTAAATACTTTAAGTAATGCTAGTAATGCTACCTCTAGAAGTAATACTAGTAATGTACACTTATGCAGTATTGCAATCTGCTTCCACGACTACGCGTGCGCGTACGCGCGCATACGCGCGTTTGGGTCACGGGGTCACTTTGACGTGCAACGGCGCGTTGAGGTCCGGCTTTACGCCATTGAGGTCAACCGTCGGCACCTCCACCGTGGGGACGTACTTCGGCGCGACCTTGGACTCCACAACGAACTGCTTGGTGATCCCGTTCATGCCGTTTTCCGCGTTCGCGATCGCGCGGTCAAGGTACCACTTCGCCTTTTTGATGTCATCCACGTACCGTCCCTTCTTCCCGGCGCGGAGGATGTACTTTACGGCGTTGCCAAGGACGAACCCAAGGTTGAACGCCTCAATCACGTCAATGGCCTCAAGTCCGCAAGCGGACTGGTAGTGGGAAGGGTGGTCAACCTGCTCTTTCACGGGTCACCTCCCTCGCGAAACCGCGCGCCATGAGGTACGGGGTCATGAGCGCGACAACGGGCGCAAGCAGGGTTCCAAGGACGAACCCCAAGACGAACAACATGGCCTTTTTCACTTCTCCGCTCCTTTGTTGGTTTTGTTGACAAGGGACACGCAACGTTCAACCGCGTTGACGATTGACTCCTTGAGGAGATCGGTTTCCGTCGCGTTGATGTCCGCGAACACCGGGATGACAAGGTCCGCGCACAATGTCACTTTCGGGTAGTTCCCGGTATCGTTGATCGTCTCGCACTTGAAGTACGTTGCGATCGGTCTTCTGTTCTTGAGTTCCGGCATGGTTTTCCTTTCTTTGGTTGTTGATGAAATCACTTGGCAAGCCTCCACGGCATTGTCTCCGCGACGCGGACGAACCCGTCATGGGTGACGGCGCGTTCCCCGGCGTAGACCCAGTCCCGCAGGTCCTTGACGGGAGGCGTTACAAGGCGGTAGTTGAGTCCAAGGTCACGGGCGAGTTTTTCCGCGCCATCCTGCCCCGGACGCGACCGGGCGCGCATTGGCGCGCCGCAGGACGAGTACGCAAGGCGCGTCTTTGAGGTATCGTTGTCCGTCACGATCGTGACGCACTGCACGCGGAGGCGTTTGCACAGGGCGCGCAGGTGCGCCGCCCCGGTCATGCAGGAGGACCGCCCGACGCACGGCAAGCCGATTTCGTACGCGGCAATGCAGTCCGTGGGACCCTCGCAGACAACCAGTTCGCGGGACTTGAGTCCGTGGGACTCGGTCTTCCCGATTTCAAGGGACGGATCGTAGAAGAGTCCGTCACTGGAACCGGGCACCGACCACTTGCGCGAACCCATGACCTCGCGGAGGCGTATGCCGACCACGTTCCCGTCACCGTCCCTCATGGGGAAGGTCCACGCGTTGTAGAACGCGGAGAACCCGACGTTCATGCGCCGGATCGCGTCCGCCGACAACCACAGGTCCTCGGAACACTGCGCCATCATGCCTCCGTTCTCAAACTCGGCGCGGAATCCCGCGTGTGCGCGCTCCGCGTCAAACGCGCGTGCCTTTTTGCGTGTCGGGACGGGTACGCGTCCTGCGGGCGTTTTCACGCGCTTTATGACGTGGACCCAACCGCCGCCCTGCGCGGGCTTGTCGGACTCCACCCGTCGGCAGATCGCCGTCCCTCCGTCATTGGAGACAATGCACCACCCGGCGTGACCGCACACCGGGCACCTCTCGCGCCTTGAAGTTTCGTGGAACCTGTCCATCAGAAAACCTTCTCCCCCCTGTCATTCCAAGGCGCGCGCGTGAGGTGCCAACCTCCGCAGATCGGGCAGAAGTAGCAGTGCAGTTTCTGTCCGGGCCTGTGGCGTTGGCAGTTGCGCGCCGTGTGTTTCGCCTCTGACTCCGTTCTGTACCGCTTCTTGGAACCGCAGGAACGGTACTTCCACTTGTAGGTGCATTTGGACTTCGGCCCGGAATCACCGTTCTTTGCCTTGAGTCCCCGCACGGACCTTCCTTTTGGGCGGGTGGACGCGGGCGTAGTAGATACACGGCCCGTACCCTCTGTCCGGGTACCATGAGGCGAGTCTTGTCCTGCACCCTTCGGGGACTTGCTCACTCCCAAGATAATGAGCGCACGTCTTACACGTTCTTGACTGTCCATGTTCCATCCTCCAGTTCCTCCGCGACTTTCCGCGCCTCGTTGATCGTGTTCTCGCCCACGCCGAACTCCTCAACGGACCACCCGGCGTAGTCCGCGAGTTCGCGTATGAGCCTTGCAAGGTACTCTCGTTCCGCTTTCGTCACTTGGCACCGCCTTTCCTGTCCCACCCGTTCGTCTTGCCCTTGTACTGGTGGAGTTGGTCAAGTCCGTACATGACGCACCTGTTGCAGTATGCGTTCTTCGTGCGAAAGACAGTACCGCAGTACGGACAGGTTTTTGCCGTCAGCGGACGCGGCCCCGGTTTCTTTTCCTCCGGCAGGTTCTCGCCCAACTCCGACAACGCCAGTTCCTTCGCCGCCTTGCCGTCACCCTTGCGGCGGTAGTGGCGCGCGTAGATTTTCGCGAACCGCTTCCGGCATTCGGGACACCGCTTGACGTTGTTGCCGCGCGCCAAGAAGGTGACACCGCACGCGCACTTGATCCACCTCGTCACCATCATGCGCCTCCCCAAGCGCGCTTGCGCTCTTCAATGTACCTGCTCGCCTCGTTGAACCGCATTGGCGCGTGGACACCCAAACGCCGGACAAGGCGCGCTTGCGGCATGGACGCGTACCCGCGATTCATCCTGCGGAAGTACTCGTCCAACAACTGCTTGCCCTGCCCGTACGGTATCTTGTCCGGGTCAACCTTGATCCGTTGCAGGAGGACGGCGCGTTGCTTCTCCGTGAAGTGGCGCGCGCGGTCCCACCCGCGTTCCTGCACGGGCGTGAGGTCCCATTCGTTGAACGGGTCAATGTCGCTGACCATGAACTTGGCGCGCACCTTGAGTTGCGCCCGGCGCATTGCCTCCGCTTTCCTGCGCTCCTCCTTCAACTTGAGTTCCTGTTGAATGAGTTCGGTCATGTCAACTGGTTCGCCGGAGTTCTTCGCGCGCTCCGTCGCCGCCGCGATCACGTCTTCAGACACCTTGCCGCCAAGGATGTCGGCGGAACACACCAACTTGTGCCGCCCGGCGTTCCCGGCGAAGTCCACGATGAGGCAGGAGGGTTTCACGGACCCGGCGATCAGCGAACGGCGTTCCGCGTCTGACGCGCACCCGCCAAGCATACCCGCAACGGAGTCATGAGGGCGCGTGCCGCGTCCCGCCATCTGCGCGTACAGTGCGCGGGACTTCGTCGGGCGTGCCATGACGATGACCTCAACGCCGGAATCATCAAAACCCTCCGTCAGCACGCCGACGTTGACCACGTACTGCAAACGGCCCTCCTTGAAGTCCGCAAGCATACGCCGCCGCGTGTCCTTGTCCGTCTTCCCGCACAACCACGCCGCGCGGTCCGGGCGGTAACGGTTGATGATCTCCGCAAGGCGTTCCGCCTGTGCGACCGTGGTTGCGAAGACGATCGCGCGCCTCTCGCCGCAAATCTGCACCGTTGGTTCCGCGACCGCTTGCAGGTTCTTCTCCGCCTCCATGACCTCCGCGAGTTCGCCTTGGTTGAGATCGCCCGCCGTGGTCTTTATCTGCGAAAAGTCCAATGTGCCGACAGTCACCATTTGTTGCTTGACCGGGACGAGCCACCCTTGGTGGATCGCGTCCAGTATCTGATACTCGTACGCCACGTCCTCAAATACCTGCCCCAACGCCTCCTCGTCCGCGCGGTCCGGCGTTGCGGTCACGCCAAGCACCTTGCACTGCGGGTTCTTCCTGTAGTAGTCAATCACGCGCCTGTAGGTCTTGCCCGTGGCGTGGTGCGCCTCGTCAATGACCACCAAGCCGAAATCGCCCGGCAGGAACTTTGTCATGCGCCCGCCACCGTCACCGCCGGAACACTGCGTCTGCACGGTGGACACCACGTACGGAGGAGGCGTGCCGAACCAACCGTCAACGTGGTTCTCGCCCATTTCAATGCCGCCCTGCAACCCGGTGACCTTCGCGATCTTCTCCGCCGCTTGGAATATCAGTTCCTCGCGGTGCGCGATGACCATTGAACGGACGGGTTGCATACGGCGGACGATCTCCGAAAAGACCACGGTCTTGCCAAGGCCCGTCGGGAGAACGATCAACGCGGAGTTGCATTCCTCCCAAGACTTGAACACCGCCTCAACTGCGGCGTTTTGGTATGGCCTCATGGTGAACATGGCGTGACCTCCTTGCAATCATCGCCCAACGCGGCACGCGCGATGTCGCGTATCTCAACCGGGTCAACGCCGCAGTTCTCGTCAAGGCCGTTCAAGAGTTTGACTATCCTCTCAAGCGCGACACGATATGCGCTATTCATGCCAAGTGCCTCCTTTGCGGAGTTCCTTATCATGTCCGTTATCTCCTCAACGTACCCCGGCCCTGCGTCATAGTCCATGATATTCGTGAGACGGACTATACCGTCCAACACCTTGAGCAACTTGGTGTCTTGACCTTGACTCCTGCGCCATGCCGCCTCAATCCTGTCTGCTATCGGTATTACGAACAACGCGATTGCACTCTCACTTACCATAAGGCGACTATTACGCTCAAAACCTTCTGCTTTTGCACGTATCTCCGCAACAATGTCTAATATCGTTTCCTCGTTCACCTTGCACCGCCTTTCCTGTAGTTGAACACCACCTCGTTGTGCGCCGGGCCTAACGCGTACCCGCGTCCGTCAAGCGGTAGCGAAACCTTCACCACGCGCCCGGCGATGACCGCGCCGCCGACCTCGTCAACGTCCTTGCGCACAAGTTCCTCCGCCTCCTCCTGCGTGTCGGCAATGGTCTTCCACCACCAACCGCTTGGGAAGGTCTTCCGCCCGTCCGCCAACCTCAACTCAACGTGGAAGGTCACGTACAGGCGTTCGTGTGTCTTGCCCTGTTCCATAACTGCCTCAACCGCTCCTTCGGATCGTCCGTCTTGGGTTCCGGCGCGGGTGCGGGAGTCTCGTACCATTCGGGGTTCTCCATCCGCAGGACGGGTTCCACCAAATCGTCCGGCAACTCCCTGTACCCGCGTTCGGTCACGCCTTGAACTCCTTCGGGTTGCGCGCGTACTGGTCCTTGGTCTGATACCCAAGTCCCGCACAGGCGTTGCACCCGCGACCTTGGCACAGACGGCACACGCAGTGCGGCAACGCCGCGTTGAGTTCGTGGTACGCGTTGTCCAGTTCCATGATCGCCCGTTGCGGGATTGAGACGGAGAACCCGTCCTTGACCGCGCGCTCAATCTCGTTCTTGACCTCCCAACACCGCGTGATCCAGTTCTTGACCGCTTCCGCGCCGACCGTGAACGCGCCCTTGACCTTGGGCGGAATCTCCACGTTGAAACGGTCCAGTTCAACGCCTATCGCGTGTTCCTTCCCGTCCGGGCCGATGTAGTAACCTTTTCGGCAAGGTGTCTGCGCAGGTGCCTTTGGCACTGGCGCGTGCTTCACCTTCGGCGCAGGAGGCGGAACGGGCTTGTTCTGCGACACCGTCCGCGTCTTTCCGTCCATTCCAACCCGCTTCGTTGGAGGACGCGGAAGGGCGTTTTTCGGCCCTTTCTGCGGAGGTGTCAACCTTGTTCTTTGAACAGGGTTGGAGTCATCCGGCGGAGGTTCCAACTGTGGACATTGTCCATAGTTGGTTTCTTCGCGAAATCGTTGCACGGTCTTCTTGGAAACGCCGCAAGTCTCCGCCAAAAGGGCGTGTGAGGGTTCGCCGCCGAACAGTTCCTCGCGGTGTTCCCAAGCCATTTCCAACGTCCGCCGCTTGTCCTCGTTCGTGCGCCGGAGTCCGTGGTCCGCGTTCGCCTTGAGCGCGTAACGGAGCGCGTCAACGAACCCGCCCGGCGAAACGTCCGCCTTGATCTTCTTCGCGCAGAACCGCAACGCCGCCTCAACCCTGTGGAACCCGTCCGCAAGGTAGAAGTGTTCCCCGTCGCAGAACACCTTCACGGGAGGGAACTCCGCGCGCTCCTTCATTGCCTCCGCGTAGTCCACAACGGTCTGCTCGTTGAGCGCGCACCGGGTCTGCAACCCGTTGCGGTCAAGGTCCGATATGCTGATGATTTCTACTGCCATCTTGAAAATCTCCAATGTGCGGTTGACCTGTACACCGCAAGGTTGTTCCTCTTGTCTGTGCCGCGTCCTACTTCTTCGCCGTCTTCTTCTTCGCGGCAACCTTCTTCGCCGTCTTCTTCACGGCGGGCTTCTTCGCGGTCTTCTTCTCCGCGAGTTTCGCCTTGCGCGCCTCCGCGCGCTTCCGGCGGTGGTACAGGCGGTCCCGTTCCAGTTTCGCCTCGTACTGCTCCTTGGTGTACTTCAGCTTGGCGGGAGTCTTCTTCTGCGTCTTCTTCATGGTCTTTGACCTTTCTGTTGGTTGGTTGATGTTGCCTCCACAGCGTACCTTTTAGCGGGGTTCAGTCACCCGATTTCAGTAAGGAAGGTTCTCAATGTCTGTTGCCGTCTCGTCCGCGCCAATGCGGTCAGCGACTGCGGCCCACTCGTCTGACGTGAAGTCCTGTTGGTCCTTGTTCGGCGCGACCGCGTCAAGGAGCGCGAACCACCCGTCATCGCGATCGGCGGTGGACGTGTCGTCCGGCAGACTCGCCACGTACTTGTCCCACACGATCTCCTGCCCGGCGATCCCGGCGGGAATGCCGTCCTGCTTCGGCGCGGGAGGTTTCGCCACTGGTGCCTTTGCGCGCGGTGCGGGCTTCTTCGCGGGCGCAGGTGCCTTGGACGGAGCGCGCGCCGTGACGGACGGCACCGCCTTGGCCCCGGTTGCGACCGCCGCCGCCTTGAACTTCGCGCCGTACTTCGCCATGATCGCCGCCTTATCGTCAGACGCGACCATGCCCTTGCCGCCGGACGCGCCAAGCGGGTTCACCCACGCGATGTCCTGCCAGTGGCGCGTTGACCCGTCAGACGCAGTGTACGGTTTCGTCTGCAACTCCACCTCCACCATTCCGACGTTCGCGAAGTTGTTGCCCTCCGTGAACCAAAACGGATCGGTGCCGTCCCACTGCGGGCACCACTTGATGATGTTCGCGACCACCTTTGTGTTCACCGCGCCGTCTGCGGAGGTCAACCAGTATTTCTTGGACTGCTTCGCCACGTCATACGGGTTGCCCTCGTCATCGCACAGTGAGAACCTGCACTCAAGGCACAGTTTCCCGTTCTTCTCGTACACACTCGCCGCGTCCGGGAGTGCGTTGTACTTGCCGTCAGCAATGTTGCTTGCCATCTTGTTTCGCCTTTCTTTGGTTAGTTGTTGAGGATGTCCCACGGCAGTTTCTCGCCGTCCGGGACGAGCATTGCGGGTTCACCGGAATAGGTCCGCGACTTCGCCATGACCGTCCCGGTGCCGCACAGGTAGACCATTCGGCAACCCGCAGTGGCCTTGCCCTTGTCGCTTGCCTTGGTGCCGTCAGACAGGAACCACACTTGATCCGCCGCGTTGAACATATCGTGCCGGATTGACTCCTTGCCCGACTTCATCATGAACGCGTCAAACTGCCACTGCTTCATGTCATTGAGCGCAGGGTCCGGGATCGTCTCGTCCACCGCGTGCGCGATGACAACCACGTCGCGCCCGGCGCGGACGTGCGCAAGGATCGCGTTCATGATCCGCGTATAGTTCTTGAACGCGTAGATAGGGAAGGTTGAGTACCCGTAGTCCTCCGTGGAGGTGCAGGGTTTACCCTTGTACGCGTCATGCGCGAACGTGTACTCCTTGAGGAGTTTCTGCACAACCGTCCAAGAGTCAATGACAACGGTCTTGAAGTCCGCGAACCCGTCCGCCTCAAGCAACTTGCACAGGGACTCGTAGTCCGCCGCGCCGTCCTCCGTGAATGGGAACGGGTAGCAGGTCACCTCGTCCTCGCGTTCGGGCCAAAGCGCGAACGCGCGCTTGGCGATCTTGGGGAAACTGCCCTCAAGGTCAACGAACAGGGTCTTGCCGTCCTTGGCAAGCGCGCCCGTGGACTTGCCCGTCCCGCCCTTGCCGGACAGGATCACGAACTGGCCCGGATCAACCGCAGACCGCTTGGCGTGTCCAAGCAGGTTCGCAAGGGACAGTTTCGCGGGTGCCTCGTTCGTCTGCGCCGCAGGTGCCGCGCGACGTGGCGCGGGGACCTTCGGCAATGGTATGGCGTTGTTCATCTTCGTGTGTCCTTTCGTCTGTTTTTCAGTAAGTAATCTTCGCTCTTTTCACTGTCAATAACCAACCCAAGAACTCGCTCAAAGCGGACTTTGGAGTTATTGGCAGTCCATCAATTGCAGACAGGCGTTTCTCCTGCTCTTCGTATTCAGCAAGCAGTTTTCCAACTGCCGCCGTATCACTGTAATTTAGTTCCATCTGATGACTTTCCTTTCTGTGTGTCTTTACTTCGCGTTCAGTTCCGGCGTGGAACCGACATACGCAAATCCTTCCGGCGGTTTCTCCGGGTTGATCGGAATGCCCGCCATGCAGTAGTTCTCGTAATCGCAACCTTGGCAGGTCATCCGCCCGACGTTCATCATGAACGCGGACTCGTACTCCCTGCCTTTCGCGACCGCGTTGCGGCCCCGTTCGCGCGCGTCAAGTACCTGCTTCGCCATCGCGCTTTCCATCTCCTTGAACGCGTCCAGTTGCGCGTCCGTGACCGTCACCTCGCGCCGGGCGAAGTAGAAGTCCGGGCGCGCCATGATGTCCTCAAGGAGGCGCGCGCCGTACTCCTCCGGCGTTTCCGCCTTGGTTTGGTAGCACTCGCCTTTCGCCGCGTCTGCGGTCTTCTTGGGCGTGCCGTCCTTCTTGATCACGCGGTTGCCGTCTGCGCCGATGACGAACGGAATGCCGCTTTCGTCAAGCACCTTGACCGACTCCCTTGGCGAGATCGCGGGCTTGCGGAAAACGTCATAGACCACCGTGTCGCACTCCACGCCCAAGGCGCGCGCGCCAAGGATGTAACGGCACAACTGCGGGTTGAAGCGCAGGCGCGTCCAGTACGCGCTTTCGGGTGACAGGTCCTCGGATGTGGTCTTGTGTTCCACCAACGCGGTGCGCCCGTCTTTGAGAACCGCTAACCCGTCAATCTTGCCCGCCGCCTCAAATGTGCGCGAACCCTCAATCGGGTAGGTGAACTCAACTTCGGGACGCATTTCCGCGATCTCGTCAGACTCAAGCATGACCGCGCACCACCCGGCGATACAGGCTTGGAGTTTCGCGACCGTGACCTCGTCCCAATTCTCCGCCGTGTCCAACGCCGCCTTGAACATACCCTGCGCCATGTCTCCCTTGGGCAGTCCGCAGTTGTTGTACCTGTACTCCTGCGCCGCGTGCCACGCGGTGCCGAACTTGAGCGCGTCCCGCTCCGCAGTGGAGCGAATGCCGTAATCGTACGCGAACAGGTGCTTGCGCTGACAGAACAACCAACAGGTCATCCGGGACGCGGTGAGTTTTTCCTTGCTTGCCATTTTATTTCGCCTCCATTGCTTTGATTTCCTGTTCAAGTTTCTCAACACTCTCACGCGTCACCCAAAACGCCCGGCGTGAAAGTCCGTGCCACACGGGCACAAGTTTCCGGGCGTGAATGCCGTTTTTAATCGTACTTACAGACACACGTAACCGCCGGGCCGCGTCTGCCAACGTCAACTTGTCTTTGTCGCTTTTGGTTGTCATATTACTTCTTCTCCTTCTTGGCCTTGTGCTTGTTGATCGCGATGTACAGTTCCTGCGTTGTGACATGGCCCATGTCAAAACGCGTACCTTTGAAGAACTGGACACGGTTGCGGTGGTCCGCTCCGCAGTACTCGCGGAACGTCTCGCCGCCGAAGTTGCCCGGACGTTTGGGCGGGTCAAACTCGTAAGGGTCAACGTGCATTGTCCGTGCCCTCCGCCGCGTGCGCGCTTTCAAGGAAGATCGCCGCCTCCAACTTGTCCGCCATGCGGAACAGGACCGCGATCGCGTCAAAGACCTCGTTCAACGCCTGTTCCTTGGTGCCGTTCGTGTACGCGTCCATGATCTCGCAGACCTCCTCGTCAAGGATGTTCTCCGCCGTGGCCCTGTCATAGTTCGCGTTGTTGTAGCCCGTGATCAACTGGAGGTTCTTGGCGCAGTCGCTTCCGTGCCTGTCCGTGATCACCATTGGGAACTTCGGGTGCTTGACCCGCGCGTGGACGTACGCCTCGCGCGCCCGTTCCGCCTTTTGCTTGAAGGTAGTCATGTTCTCGTCCCTCCTTCGGTTACCATGCCACAACCTTGTGAGGCGCGTCAAAGAAGACGCACCAAACGAGAAGGGCGATCGTTGCGAATGACATGGCGTAGCACGCCAAGTCAATCCAGTTGGTTTTCTTGTAGTTGTTCATCTTGTGTGTCCTTTTTGTTGTTGAATGTCCCGCCGGGACTCGGACCCGGACTGTCGGAATCAAAACCCGACGTGCTACCGTTACACAACGGGACAGTTGAGAAGTTCAAGTACGCGTTGGCGGTTCCAACGCCGTTTGCGACCGACGATGACCGGGAACGCGTGGCGCACGTCAACCTTGCCGCGCGGGCACACGTATTCCGCCATGCAGTGGCGTTTCAACGTGGACTCGGCAACGCCGAACAGTTCCGCCGCCTCGCGGTCACCGATGATGTCGGCAGGGTCAAGCATTGCCCGCGCTTTCCTGTTCAAGGCCCTGCTTGATGAGGCGCGCCGCCTCGCGGCCCATTGCGCGCCCGTTCGCCACCGCGCGCCTCTTGAGCGCGTCGCGCGAGACGGGGTCAAGTGGCACGTTCAGCATCTGTTCCTTGAGTCTTTTCTTCATTGGTCCTGCTCCTTTCGTTGTGTGCCTACACACACCCGGCGCGGATGTGTGGGCACACATTGTCAAAAAAACTAAGCGGTCTTCCCCTCTGCCTTGCGCGTCCGGGAATGTGTGGGTACACACGCCCGGCAGTAAAGGCGGACCGCCCTGCGGATGAATTTTTCGGTGGTCATGCCGGAAGCGGAGACGGCGCGGAGAAGGGAGGCGTGTTCCCTCTTCGTGAACTCCGGCGTGCAAAGAATGTTGAGTTGCATTTCAACGCGCTCCCTTCTTGCCCTGCTCGGCGTTGATCGCGTCAACCAAGTTGCGGACCGCCGTGCGGATGAAATTTGACTTGTTCGGTTCGTGGATCGCCGCCATGCCTTTAAGCATGGCCTCATGCTCTTTCCACGGGAACCACACGTTTTCGCGCGTGCCCGTGTGCCTGTCGGCGTTTTTCTTGTCTTTCATGTGTGTGTCCTTTCGTGTGTCTCGCGGACCGCCTGTGTGGGTCCGTCGGCAGGAAGTGTATCAAATCTTGTGTGGGCACACAAGCACAAAAAATAATTTTTTTTGTTTTTTCTTCTATGACCTCCGCGAAGGGTGTGGTAGACTACCAAACCATGACACGCAAGACACCATTTCAAGCGGTTCAACCTAGAACAATGTTCCATGTTGAGACATGGTTCAACTATGGACAATGTCCACAGTTGAACGTGGTTGAACCGTGCCTCAACTGTGGACATTGTCCATAGTTGAACCGCCTTTATAACGAACACTATAACACCAAGCAACCGAAAGGAACAAGGAGCAACCAAGTGATACCGAAAAACCCTGCAAATACAGGGTCTGCAACCAAGCGCAACCGAATGAAACTGATATTTTGTTGCCACGGGAACAGACCAAAAGAACGCGTTCCGTCCATACCTGCGTTGACGGAACGGAAACGTATAACACACTTTATAACGGAGGTGGTGGCATGAAAGGCACCGTGTACGTCAACAACGGGAAGTGGTACTACATGGTGCGCTTCCCCGGAGAACTCAAGCGCAAGGCGCGACCGCTCTGCGCGCCCGGACATGACAGGGCGATGTCTGCGGACAGGCCGCGAGAACTCGCCGTCCAAGCCGCTTGGCGGATGTGGGAGGCGCACGCCAAGCCACCCGCGTCAACGTCAGTCCGCGTCCCGACCGTTGAGGAGGTGTGCGCCGCGTACTGCGAACACGCCAAGACATACTACCGCCGGGAGGACGGAACGCCGACGAGCGAAGTGGACTCAATCCCGCTTTCCCTCCGCGCCCTGCGGGATATGTTCGGGGATGTCCCTGTCACCGCGCTGACGCACGCCGACATGGTGCGCGTCCGTGACGCGATCGTGTCTTGGGGAACCTGTTCGCGCACCACCGTCAACTTCTACATGGCGCGCACCATGCGGATGTGGAAATGGGCGTTGGACGCGGGACTCATAAACGTGACCGTGAAGACCGAACTGACGCAGGTGCAACCGCTCAAGCCGAACAGGACAACCCTGCGCGAACCGGGCCGGGTCCTGTCCGTGCCGGACGATGACATAAAGGCGGTGTGCCGCGTCTCGCCGCCGAACTTCGCTGACATGGTCCGCGTACACCGTCTCACTGGTATGCGCCCGGAGGAAGTGTGCGCCATGACGTGGGAGGAGATTGACAGATCGTCAACGCCTTGGGTCTACCTGCCGTCATGGCACAAGAACAAGTGGCGCAGACGTGAGGTGCGCGCGGTCCTCATCGGCCCCAAGGCGCGCCGCATACTGTCCCGGTGGAAGGGCGAAGGGTTCGTCTTCTCCCCGCTAAAGATCATTGAGGCGGGGTTCCGTGGCGGACGCGGTCAGAACGCCTCAATACCGACCAAACGCGGGATCGCGAACTGGACAACCGAAACCTACTGCACCGCACTCAAGGCGTATTGCAGGAGGAGCGGAGTTGCCATTTGGACACCGAACCGGGTGCGGCACTCGTTCGCGACGGATGTCCGGCGCAGGTTCGGGATCGCGATCGCCGGGTGCCTGTTGGGACATTCAAGCGGAATGCGCGTGACGGAAGGGTACTCCCATGAATCAGCGGTTGACGAGATCGTCCGCACGGGACGCGCCGCCATTGAGGAGATCGGGTAGTCCTTCGCGCGCACGCACGCGCAATCGTGGAAGCAGATTGCAGAAGGGAAACGTTACGTATACAATACGTAGTATTATTTTCCCTTCGCGTACGCGTACGCACGCGTGAGGAAGAGTCCTACACGGCACCTACAAGGGTGGTCTTTGACCAACCTTGAATTCTACCTAGGCGGTATTGCGCAGGACGCGAAAAAACGCCCCTCCGCGCGTTCGGCGCGGAAGGGCGTACGTTGTCCGTCCCGTCATCGCGGACGCGCCACGCCTAATCCTTGGCCTGTCCATTGAAGTACTGGCGGACCGCCTTGCGGACACCTTCGCTTGCGACCCTGCGCCTGTCCCGCTCCGGCACGCGCAGGAGTTCTTCCGCGACCTCGCGGTCAACCCGGACGGAGGCGGAAGGTCCACGGTTGCCCCAACGCCTGTTCTGCGCCTCGCGTGCGGCGTTCCCCATTGCCGCACGCGCCTTGTCTGTCAGATCGCGCCTCATCACGCAACCGCCTTTGCCGTTATGACGCAGTCCATTCCACGGTTCTTGACCGTCCACTCCGGGTGGTCCTTCTTCACCCAAGCGCAGACCGCTTTCGTCTGCCATTCTGCGCGCGTGTGCCCGAAACAGGTCCACCCGACGAAACACTCGCCGTAGTGCGCCATAACGTCCGCGATCTCGCGCCGCATATCCTCGCCGTTCTTGTCATCATCTGACGGCAGGGTGTTGAGGCGCGATACGTAGCAGTCATGTTCTGTTTCCATGACAACCAACTTGGACACGAACTTCGCAAGTTCGTACGTGCGCCGCGCGGACGAGAAGCGGTCATATTTCTCGCCCCGGTCCTCCTGCGTGCATTCTCCCTTCTCCATGCGCTGAAAGAGCGCAGGGTCTGTCGCGAACAGTTCCTCCGCGTTCTTCTGCAAGGTGGCGTACTCGCGCTTGTAGTTCGCCAACGCGATCTCCGCGTCTGCCTTTGTCATCCAGTAGAGGTCCCGGAACACGTTCCCGTACCACATGGACGTGGCGTTGTATGTCGGCACGATCTTGGTGACAAGACCTTCCCCGGCGTAGTTCGCCGTGTACGGTGCGCCGAACTTGTACACGGTCATAGGTTTCTTCATCATCTGTTTGTCCTTTCTTTGGTTGGTTAGTGTTTGACGATGACTTTTGGAGTGAACGGAGATGTGGAACTGTCGCACTCCGTCAAGTCAATGAGGATATGCGGGTACCTGTCATGCTTCGCGTGGAAGTGTCCAAGTATCTCCTTGGTCACGATCGCGGGAGACGGTTTGCGCCCGTTGTGGTAGTCAATCCACACTTTCTGCCCGATTGTGTAACTCATTTGTTTGTCCTTTCTTTGTGGTTGTTGTTGAAATCAGTGACCCGTCTTGTAGAACAGGTACGAGATGTATTGGTCAGACTCATCGGAAGTGATGAGGAAACCTTCCATGTAGACGTTGGGACGCGGAATGATCCAGTGCGTGAAAAGCGCGTTTGTCAAGTCAGTCGCGTCTCTGTCGCTGATTGAAGGAGGGATTTCGTATTTCATCGGTTTGTCCTTTCGTTGTGCGCCCGGCGGGATGTCCCGCCGGACGCGGTGTTGATGTTACTTTCTGCGCGCTTTCATGCGCCGCTTCGCCTCTGCGATCACCTCGTCCAACTGCTTCCACAGGTTGGCAAGGTACGCAATGTACCCGCGCGTTTCCGGGAAGCGGTAATCTTTGGACCGTATCTCAATGCCGACTTCTCCGTCAGCGATGTCCCTGCGCAGTTTCAAAATCTCGCGGTAGACTCCCGGTTCGTACCAGTAGATGTCCACCATGAGCGCGCGGTCAATCTCATCGCTCGTTGAGTAGCATTCCTCAATCTCGTCCCACATATACTCCGCGCACGGGCCGAAACCCGCGTCGGTGCTTGCCTTGTCAAACTCTTGCTTAGTCATTGCTTGTCCTTTCTTTTGCCTATTGGTGGTTTGAAAATCTGCCAATAGTTTACCTTATTGTGGCGATAAGGTCAAGCGCGAATTTGAAAAATTTTTCATTCGCCTAAAATCGCCTGTCAAAGACCGATCGCCTATGGTGGCTTTTCACGCGGACAGTATACCAAACGCACTTTTCAGAACCCCGCGTTTTTGCGCGTCCGCGTTCGCCGCGCCCAATGTTTGCAAGGGTCAAAACGCGCCGACCCGGACACTTGACACCGCAAACACGGGGTCTAATCGGCGCGTTTCGGCAGGTCCGCGCGCGTTTCGCCCTTTGTTTGCAAGGGCGAAAAAATCTGAAAAAAGTTTTTGGCGCGGAATACGAAAAGGTCCACGGACACCCGCCCGTGGACCGTCTGCCTTTCGCCTATGGCCCGTTGCTCAATCGGTCTTCTTGGCGTACTTGCAGTCAGCGCATTTGCACGGATCGCACCTGCACTCGCCGCCGCACCTGCACGCACCATCCGGCGCGACCTCCACGGGCGTGACCGTCGCGTGGATCGTCTTCTCTCCCACCGTGTGGACTACGCCGAAGTACGAGTTGGTCCAAACCGTGCGGTAGTCGCACGCCATCTCCGCGTTCTTCGCGATCGCGAGACGGAACCCGGACAAGTAGTTGAGGACGTTCAACTGCGCAACGCCGTCGCTTCCCGGCACCTCCATGCCGACCGTGAGGTCCGTGCCCTCAATGACCTTCGCGCCCTTGTAGACGCACCCGGACATGAGAAGGGCGCACGCCGCGACCGTGACCAACCGCCTCATGGCACCTTCTCCACGATCTTCTCAATGATCTCGTCTATCCGCTCCTGCGTGACGATCTTCCCGGTAAGGGCCTCAACCTTGGCGCAGATGTCAGTGACCTCCTGCGCGGTCAACTGCTTGTCCGCGACCGCGTCCGACACCTCCGCGAAGAGGGACGCGCCGTCCTTGCAGTACCCGCAGACCTTCGCCATCTTGTCCGCGTCAATCCCGGCGCAGGTCTTCTCAAGGAGCGCGTTCACGCCCTGCGAAGTCAGTTCCGCGATCTTGCCTACGGACAAGTACTCCTTCGCCGCCTGTCTGACGAGATCGCGCCGTCCGTTCTTGGTTATGAGTTTGAACCAGTTCATCTTTCTGTGTCTCCTGTTTGTGTTGTCAAATGACCTGTAGCAGTTTGAGTATGTACACCGCCGCGCCGGGACCGCCTATGGAAACCACCACCTTGATGATCCCGGCAAGCCACTTCGCGCCTTTGATCTTCTGTTCTCGCGCCTCCGCGTCAGCGACAAGACTTTTTACCCGGTCCGCCGTTTTCCGCTGACAGTCAAGGAGCGCAATCAGTATATGGTTCTGCACCGTGTTCGTCGCCTCCTTGCGGCGTTCCGGGTCCTCAATCTTGAGCGCGTCCTCCATCTCGCGCGTGAGGGTGTTCTGCAATTCAATCGTCATCTTATTTCGCCTCCTTCATTGTGAACGTTCCATGTACCGCCGCGATGTCCGTCACCGCGTCCGTCCACATGATCCGCGTTGGCGATACGTGCCCGTACGCCCTGCAACCGCAACCGATCTGCCCCGCCACGTTCCCGGCGATCCTCTTTGCCGTGCCCTTGCCGGACATGGTGATCACAAGCGCGTTGTCGGGTTCGTCAATGCCGACGTTGTATGACGGGTCAAGGTCCACTGACAGGCACACGGAAGCGGTCTTGAACTTGCCCGTTCCGTTGTTCCCGATCGCGTGGAAGATCGCGTCCGTCACCGTCCCCGCGTAGCGGACGTTCACGCCGCCGACCCTGTGCGTGGCGTTGTAGAACCCGTACGCCTCAACCTGCGGTTCCGTCTTCCCGTCCGTGGTCACGCGAAGGTGTCCCTTGACCGTCTGCCGTTGGTACTTCCGATACCCGCGCGACTTCGTATTGTTGTAGACTCGCGGAACGTGCAACGTCATCTTCACGGAGTACGTGACCGCGCCCGCGCACGCCACGCACGCGGACAGGCACAGGATTATGGACGCAAGCCACCTCACACTGATCGCCCTTTAATCCTCGCCGTGCATTTTGTCAAGGATTGACTGCCAAATTGCCTTGGTTGTCGGCAACAGGGCCTTGTCCCGCTGATCCGTGATCCACGCCTCAAGGCGCGCCGTCCTCCCGGTGGCGGATGACAGGTCCGCGATCCGCGCGCGCAGTTCCTCCCGCGTGGCCTTGAGGTCAGACTGCGCCTTTGCGATCCGCTCCTGCCAAACGTTGGTTTGGTACGCGCCCTTGACCTTGTACGCGCGGTTCGTGACCGACCACTCAAAGTTCCCGCGCCTCCAAGTCTCAATCCAGTATTTCGCGCCGTCCAGTTCAACCGCGCGCCTTGACGTGCAGGTGACAACGCCGCGCGCCGCCTTTATCTGCGCCAATGTGTTAGACGGGACGTTCCAACCCGCGCCGTGCGCACAGGCGGAAACCGCCGCCAAGAACAGAATGACCGCGTACCTCATTTCGCCCTCCCCGGTTGCTTCCTGCGGACCTCCACTCCGTCCGCCCTGCGGTACACGCGCTCGTTGGTCTTCTCGTCCACGCCGACGAGTGTCAACCGCCCGTACTTCTCGGTGTACTCCCTGTACCACCTGTCAAACTCCCGCGCCTCCTCCGCGCGCCTGCGCCTGTCCTCCGCGTCAACCGCCCTGCGCCGGGACAGTTCCGCGCGCCTCACGTTGTTGGAGATGACGGACTCCCGCCACGCCTCCAACGCGGCAACGCGCCGTTCAAGCACCTCAAGGTTGAACTTCTCCGCGCAGTACCCGCACGCGGCAAGGGCCGCGCACAACGCGGCAATGGTCAGTTTCTTCATTGTTGATCGTCCTCCAAGGGTTCCACGGTCTTCCTCACTCCGTTGTCATAGTACTTCACAAGGCGCGTGGTGAGGTTCGTCACGTACCCGGTGAACGTCGGTTCCCCGTTGACGGTGACAACGCACCCGCCGAACGAGAACCCAAGTTCGGGATGACCGATCCTGTAGTGGTGCTTCGGGCGCACCGCATACCCGCGCGCCCACTCCGGGCGCAGGAACCGCAACCGCTTGCACCCGGTGAACCCGTTCGTGGTCACGTTGTCCGTTGTCCACGCGACCCACTCGCCGTCAACGTACGAGACGTTCCCGGCAACGTCCCGGTACCGCCTTTGGACCTTCGGTTGCAGTCCAAGCGCGTAGTTGCAGTAGACCCAATCAACGTCATAGTTGCCGTCGGTGTATTTCGCGACCGCGTAGAAGGTGAGGTTTGTGCGGTCCGTGTCCGGCACCATGTGGAACGTCAGCGAATACCCCGTCACTGGTATTTGGTTCGTGACCGCGTACAGGCGGTTGAGCGCGTTCGTCAAACCCGCGTTCACTCCGTCAAGGACGTTGCTTGCGATCGCCGCGCGTTCCGCGAGTGAGGCGGACTTCGCGAAGGACACGAACTGGCCCGAAGGGTCAACGAACGTCCCGTCCGCGTTGTAGGTGACCGTCTGCCACGTCTGACGCGGCACCGCGCGCGCGTTGCTTTCAATGTTCGTCACAACGGACGCGCCCAACTGCGCGAACGCGCAGAAGGGGACCGTGAGAAGCGCGAATATGGCAAACCTACTCGTCATTGGTGTACACCTTCCACAACGTCCGCCTGTCCATGAACCAACCGTATACCACCGCGTGGTCAACGCCCGTCACAACGCCGACCTCGCGCCACAGGCCGTCCAAGTCCGGGTAGCACATGAGGACGTGTACGTCCTTCCCGGTGAGGTCAAGATTGCTTCCCTCGTCCGCGTGCCACTTGAGGTACGCGCAGTTCGGCCCGACCAACACCTCGTCCAAGGTGATTCCCTTCTCCGCAGGTATCGGAACGGAGTAGACGCGCCAGTACCAGTTTGACGCGTCATTGAACGAGAAGACGAACTCCGTGTCCCACACCTCCGCGAACGCCTCCCAAGTATCG